TTAGACCATTACAGTCCATACGTGCAGGTGGTGCCGATGGCCGTGCTCATGCGAAATCACCGCGGCAATTTCATCGGCGGTGAGCAGCGACGGCAACCAGGTCGGCAGCCGCGCGCGGAAGCCGTCGCAGTGCGCTTGGTGCACTGGCAGCACCGTGGCGGCCAGCGCAACCATAAGCAGGTTGAATGCGACCCAGCCGGCCCACAGCCAGCAGATGAAGGTGATGGCTGTGTGCATGTGGTCCGGGCATAAAAAAACCGCCTCGTGGGCGGTTTGATGGGGTGCAGATGGTGGGCTTACTCGATGGTCAAGTCATCCGCCTCAATGAGGAGATACTCCCTCTTCAGATCACCCTTCGTGAAACGGAGTACGCCATCAGCGTGACGAGCCTTCAGGGCCACCACCGAAGTTGGGATGCGATAAAACAAATACGGATCGGAGAGGCTCTTGTCGCGCAATGCACTTTTCGGCCCTAGAACTACAACCAACTCATCATAACTCTCCGGTCGGCCGCAATTTACGGTGTTGCTCGATCCGCCGTTGTACTTGACCTCAATCTTGGTATTATCCGAAGTACCATCATAGCCACGCTCTCGCTTATTGTCGGTCAACTTAAGCTGCAGTTTTGAAGCAACAAGAAATTCGGCAATATCCCCGAGGAAGCGGTCCGATCTTATGACGTTAAGCGCACGGAGCCTATCGGTTGCTTTGTAAAAATCCTCAATTGCTTGAATTTGTTCAGCTGTCACTTTGCTCACCTATAAATTTGATGAGCGCAGTCTAGCAGGATAGCAAGCACGGAGGAGTCTAAGCAATGACTACCCTTTCCCCTTTGAGCAAGCAGCCCACGCAGATGACCTGCCGGGTGCCGCCCTTCAGTTTGCGCGCCTGGAGCATGGCGCCGATCACCGTCTCGATGAATTCGCGCCCATGGCAGCGCGGGCACTGAAGCATGTCGGCCGGCTTGCTGGCGCGGGCGCTACGCAGCTTTGGCTTCTCAGGTGCTGCCGCGGCGGGAACAAGGTGTAAGGTCATCCGCGCATGATATCACTGCGCGAAGGCTGCGGCATCACGCTCTCGCAATTCCTTGAGCGAGGCCATGCGGCCCTTGTCGTTCGTGAAGTCCTTGACTTCGAACTTGCCTGCGCGGTACAGGTCTCCGCGCGCCGGGCCAAGTACCTGGTCCTGGACCTCGGCTTTTTGCTGCTTGAACCAGTCCGAATAGGTCAGGTTCGCATCGACCGGGCCGCCGGCGGCAGAGCGGGATCCGTACAGCGACTTCTGGCCCTTGAGCAGCGCAATCGATGACGAGCGGCAGCACCAGTGGATGCGGCCTGGGCCGGAGCGCCAGGGTAGATCATGGCCCACCGGCTTGTGCTCGATCTTCGAATACAGCTTATGGTCCCGGGCACGGCACTCGGGGCTAGTGCGGCCGTCGAGGGTGCTCACCCACATCTCGTCGCCGAGGATATCGTCGTTCTCCTGCGTGAACCGCGTGCGCGTGATCTGCGCAGTATGGCTCAGCGCCGTGCGCACCACCGCATCAACTTCGCGGCGACTGGCATCGAGCAGGCCGTCGGCGTAGTTCAGGGCGCGCGTGCCGCGAATCTCGCGCACGATGTCGGCGGTCGTCTTGCCCTGGGTGTAGCCCACGGCAATGGTGTCCTTGACGCGCTGCAGCCGGCTGGCCGACAGGTTCGCGGCCCAGTCCTTGAGCAAGCGTCCTTGCATCGGCTGCGCCATGGCCGCCGCGTAGACCTGCTCCGGTACCACGCTGGCAATGCTGAACGTGCCTGGCACTACCTGCTTATACAGGTCGTACTGGAACTGGCCCTCGTACTCGACATAGGCGCGCAGCTCTTCCTGCATGGCGCCGTGCAGCGTGGCATATGCCTGGGTATTCAGTTCGCGCACGCTGGCTAGCAGCTCGTCGAGCCGCTGCACCTTAAACGATTCCGGGTCGAGGTCCACCAGCGCCGCATTCACGGCAGCCATCAGGTCAGCATCGGACAGGTTCAGGATCCTGATCATTTTCGCCAGCACGTAATTGCCGTACTGGGTCATGTTCACCTGGTGGCGGACGGTGTGGTCGAGCAGCGGATCGATCATGGTGCCTCGGGGTCAGCTTTCGGCTTTGGCTTCGGCTCGGGCAGCGGGTCCACCATCGTGCCGGGGGGCGGGCCCTGCGCGTCGATGCGCTCCTGCTCGTCCGCCCAGACAGCGTCGGGACGGATGATGCCGCGCCGCTGCAACTCGCCGTAAAGCGATTCGTTGGACAGCTTGCCAGCCTGGTTGACCTTCAGCAGCAGCTCCGCGCTGGCCTCGGCCAGGGTCGCGGCGCCGAAGTCCTTGAACACGGTGATGTGGCCGCCCTGCGCCTCGCCCACCCATTCGGCCATGAACTGCAACGCTTGGTCGCCCGAATCTTCGATGTTCTCGGCGACCTTCTGCAGCGCGCAGGCGCCCTGCTCGTTGTCGGCCAGTGTCTGGGTCTCGGTGACATTGCCCGGCTTGATCACCAGAAGCTCGGCACCGGCCTGACGCATGCGGTCCTCGAGATCGAGAATCGACATGCGGCCTGCGTCGATGGCGGCGCCGCTGTGCTCCACAAATTTGAGGTCAGCGTCGGGACGGTCGCTCTTGATCATGGTGCCGGTACCCACCGTGACGGAGGTGTCGGCATCCAGACCCTTGCCGAACAGGATCGGCACGCGCGCGACGTGCAGGATGTTCTGTTGGTCGCTCTTGCTCTGCCAGTGCTCGACATTGGCGTAGGCCAACTCGAGCAGCGCCGGCCGGGCGCGCATGAAGCCCAGGCGGTTGCCGTAGACCGGCACGAAGGGGATGCTCTTGATGGTGGTTGCACCGCTTTCATGCGGCGCCCAGTCGTCTTGCTTGTTGCCGCCTTCGACCTTGCGCCACGTTGCCCAGGCGCCGCGCGTCAGCACGCGGACCTGTTCGACTTCCTTCGTCGCGAAGTCGCCGTCGTCTTCCGTGGCGGTTTCCAGCAGCCGCAGCTGCTTGAGCCCATCCTTATCGGTCAACCAGCCCAGGATGTTCTTCGGGTGGATCTGCACGAAGTACGGCCTTACGGCAGCAGCCTCCTCATCCGCCTTAGTCACATACAGCGCCTTGCCGTCCTTGTCTTGGGTCGGCGGGTAGTCCACCAGAATGCCCGAGAAACCATAGCCCAACGCCTCCTGGCCCACCTCCGCGAGGAAGGCATGCAGGTTGCGGCCCTGGCGGTCTACGTCTTCGAGCCACGGCTGCAGCTTGGTCGGCACGTCCTTGCCCAGCGTGACCGGCTTGCTGAAAGGCTTGGAGCCCAGCACTTCGATGGTGCGCTGGTAGGCCGGGAACAGCGTTGCCACGGCCAGGCGCGTCTTGTGCGAATCGCCGTCCTCGGCGGGCCACTTCGGCAGGTACAGCTCGCCGGCGGCACGCATGGCCTTGGTGCCGCCCAGCAGTGCATCGATCAGGGCGCAATGCTCGTTCAGCAATTCGGCCTCGGGCGAGCGTTTGCGTACTGGGTGGGTCATGGGAATCCTTGCTGTTACATGCGCAGCGGGGCCACGGTGGTCTCGCGCTTCACAATCGGGTACCGCTTCACGATGAAGTAGCCGTTGGCGTCGTTCGGGTGGTCGTGACCGGATTTCTTGTCAGGCTGGCCGTCGGCACCCCAGACCTGCTGCTCGAGCGCCTCGGTGGTCGTCGGGCACAGGTCGGTGTTGATCTTCCACTGCCGCTCGCCGGCGGCGTTCAGGATCATCGCGTTGTAGGCGTTGACCCGGTCCTTCACGGCCGGGTTGGTATGGTTCACTTCCAGCTGGAAGCCGGCCGCGCGGAGGATCGACAGATCCGATTCGCTGGCGTTCTTGCTGCTGGTGTTCTGCCCGGAGGCATCCGGGTAAATCTTGACCTGGTGGCCTTTGTCCTTGAAGTCTTCCTTCAGGATCCGGGCCATGGCCGGCGTGTCTCGCACCTTCACACGCTCGGCCAGCGTCAGCGGCATGCCCTCGCGGACTACGTTGATGCAGGCGGTCATGTTCTGCACGTTGAAGTCGAGGCCCACCTGGAGCGGCTCGCCCGGCAGGATGATCGCGGTGCTGCGGTTCTTGATCCGGTCGAAGTCGGGATAGACCGAACCGCTGGTCAAGTTGGTGAACTTGCCGCGTAGGTAAGCGTCGATCAGCGCCGGCGGGTAGCTGGCCAGCAGCGACGGAATGTAGTCCGCCGGCAGGTTGAGCTCGTTGTCGAACGTGCTGGCCTGGATCAGGCCGTACAGTGCCGCCAGCTCGGGTTTGTCCCGCACCGCCTTCACGAACTGCGCGTAGACGAACTTGAAGCCCTCTGGCGTGGTCGTCACGTCAATGCCGTTGAGCAGGCCCGGCACGTTGTAACGCATCCGGGCGATGATCTTGCGCCAGGCCGTCTCGGCCTTCTTCATCGGCATCACGTCGAGCTCGTCGATCAGCGCATGGCCGATCTTGAAGCCCACGATGGTCTCCGGCTTCTCCATCGAGCGGCAGATGACCGTGCCGCGATACAGCCGGCCCTCGTACACCTCGACCTCGTGGTCGCCCTGCTTGACCTTGATCTTCAAGCCCATCGCATAGGCCACCTCTTCCATCGTGGGATAGAAGATGTCGCGAATCTGCGGATAGGTCGGCGCGAAGTAGCCCTGGCTGATGCCCGGCCACTGCCAGAAGTGCATGCAGATGCCCACGCAGCCGACGAACGTCTTGCCCGAGCCGAACCCGGCCACGTAGGCCTTGTACTTATGCGGCAGGTTGAGGAAGTTCGCCTGGGGGATGTTCAGTTCGAGAGCTGGTGTCGTCATGCCGCGCGGCGTCCTTAACGCCGATCACGATCTGCACCGGTGTCGGCTTGTCGTCTTCGGGCTTGATGTCCTTGGTGGCCTTGATCAGGTCGAGGCCGATCTCGGCGGCGCCGTTGGCCAGTCGGGTGAGCGCGCCGATGTCGCTCAAGGCAACGCGGCTCGCATCGTCCATCGGCTTGGCGTCGTCGATCTCGTTGACCTTGGCGTGGGCAATGCCTGACAACCGGTGCGCGGTCGCAGCGCCATATCGTGCAGCGCCGGCCAGGTGCATTGAGATTTCCTTGAGTTCGTCGGCTAAGGTGCGCGCCTGAATTTGCGCACTAATCGGAAGTGCGCGGAAGGCTGTCTCTGCTGCAACCAATTGATTTGCAACATCTTTTACCTGTTTAGTCTGCGCACCACAGCGCTTGCGAATGGCGGCTTCGGAGATGTCGAACTCGCGGGCCAGTGCTCGACCCTTCTCCCCTGCGAGGAGGCGTCGCTCAATCTCCGACCACTGCTTTTCTGTCAGGGATGACTTGCGCCCCATGGCTACCTCTGTTTCTGTTCCCTACCCTATTGAGCGTCCACCGCCAGCATCACCGGCGGCATGGTCGAGCCGATCACCCACAGCGCGATCGATCCGCCGGCGACCAGGATGGCCAGCTCGTTCTCGGATGGCTTCCAGTAGCTCACCACGGCGGGGATGCCTTCGCACTCGGTTCGGGTGATGGGCAAGGTGCCGCATGATAGCTGCGCCTGGTCCCAGCTCTTCGGAGCGCCCAGCACGTCGTTGTTAGTGTGATGCCGGTAACAGTTCACGAAGAAGCTCTCTGGTTAAATAACGGTACATTCTTAGAAAGCGGCAAATGGGCGATTTTTTGGCTTACGTAATTGCGGACGCGGCTAGTGGGAGCGCAGGCTCTCACTTGGTCTGGTCCGTAACTTTTTTAGACGGGCAGACACGCATCGGTAAAATCGAACACCTTGGCGATACCGCGTACATAATGGATGACGGTGACAAGTTCTACTTCGCCTCCGACAAGGTGGTGCATATTCACCTCCACAAGTCGGATGACCGGAGGTAAGTGTCGCCGCCCGCTCCAGGCTGGGGCCGCAGGGAGCGATGTTCTGCGTCCGGCGGCCGGACCCACCTGGTCATGTTTCGTCGGCGATCTGCACCCGCTTTTGCAAGCCCTGCCGCTGGAGTGCGTTGGCAGGTATCTTTGATGCAAGTCAAAGTTCATCATGCTGGAAAGCGCAAGATTATGACTCCCATGCACCAATTGAATCGATATGCTTAAAATTAACTATCTGGCCAGAATACGTCTTCGAGCGACTGGCGCAATACAGTTAGACATCGGCGGGGAGGAAGTGCTGACAGGTCTTACTATGGCTGAAAGTAACTTCATGCTTTCTATCAGCGGACAAGACCCGCAACAATTAGACCCTGGCGACATGTTACTCATTGGACAATTGAAGCACCGTCACTTAGAGGCAAGGCTCGAGCGGTTCTACCTACAGCAGAGCGAAGTCAGGAGAAATTAAAAGGAAGCTTTAGACGCAGCCCATCCGCCTGCGTATTGAGGAAGATGACGGCATTAAGGCAACCCGGTTTGCCCTGCTCTACGGGCTTGAAATGGACGGTTAGAGCCTGGCGGATACCCGCCGTGCCTGCAACGTCTCTTGAGCAAACGCAGTGCGGAAAAGCGTCTCCGGCAAGCTACAACTTTAATCATGCACTCGAGACAGATTAAGGTTTTTTTGATATCGTTTAATGACAATATCAAATTATATCGGGACACTGAAAATGCTTAATCTCGAGGAAATTGAGCGCACAGCGCTTCAATCTAACAAAGCGCTTTCGACCACACCAGAAGGCTACGAAACCCTGCTGGGACTAACCGTAGCTGAATCGGAATTTCTTCTCGCGGTTGAAAAGGATCAGAAACAGAATGTGGGCGCTGCAGAATCCCCCCTTTATCATCGCCTTAGACAACTACACGCAAATGCGAGGCAGCTGAGGATACTAAACGTGCTCCGCACGGGCGGCCGGAAAAAAGACCTGAGCTAACTTGCGCTGAAGGAATACCAAAGCGGTACGCCAGGTTACAGCGTCCTGGCGCCAGTTGAGCACGCGGCCACGTGGGCGGCGCCTGGCTGTTGGTGACCCGAAGGCCGCAAATTCTCGGTGTGCATGGTGGCGTCCCCTGAGTGTCTCCGGGCGGGTGCTCCGGAACTCTTCAGCCGGTTTTTTACCCGTGCGCGCTTTCGTGGCGCTTCGACGCAGCAAGCCGACGCAGCGGCTCGCGGTGTTCCTCTGGGAGTGGATTGCGCTACTTCATGATGCACCTCCTTGGCAGCCAGCGTGTCGTGGCCTGCACGTTCAATCTCGTTCGTCGCGGTCCGGCTGGCGCGCGGGCGGCAGCAGATGCCAGCCCAGTAGGCGCCGGATCTCATCAAGCGTCGGCGGCGGCTCCAGTGGCGCGTGCGTGCGGCGCTCCAGGTACTCGCGGACGAGCTCCTTCGGCGGGCGGGTGGTGTCGGGCATGGCCGCCTCGCTTTCCGGACGCGGGGATAAAAAAAGCCCGCAACTTGGCGGGCTTGTGTGGGTTCGCGGTGGTTACCTCCGCAATCTACAGCTTGCGGCGACGGCGTGCCATGGCGCCTATGGCGCAAAGACCACCGAGCATCATGGCGAGGCTGCTCGGCTCCGGCACGGGTGACACTTCGATTAATGGAGTTATCCCTCCATGTGCAAGGGTGGTGCCATCAGAAAGCTGTAGTGAAGGCACATTTACTCCAACGGCAAGTATATCGCCCCAGGGGAACACTGACATGCCAAAAAATTCTTGTCCAGGCACGGTTGCACTCGCAACGCTCATGAGCCCGAAATATGTTGTGTGTTGCTGTAATTCGACGGAGAGGTCACCGATATCCAGGCGACGACCGTTGATGAAGACCTCAGCATTTCTCACGGAATTCCAAACAGCACCGTACTCTTGCGCGGAGAAGATAAAAGACCCCTGAACCAAATACTTGGGTACGCCTTGCTCCTCATCGAGATAAAAAGCTGCTCCAAAATCGAATTTGAAGTCTGCCGCCTGGACAGGATTAAGAGCAAGTGCGGCTGCCAGAGCAATTCCGCCACAAATTTTTTTAAGCATGAGATTCCCGAATAGTTTTATTGTGAAAACAATATTATCACAAGAGGAACTTTTCGAGTAGCTTTTCGACAAGAAAAAGCCACCTCATGGGTGGCTAGGGTTCGCTCCTGTGCTATCTGCACGGTGAGCGGTACATACACGCGAGCGAAAGCACATCGGCTGGCCTACTTGCAAATCCCTGCTATCGTTGCCGCCGGAGCGATCATTACGAGTGCATGAAGTGTGTGGATTTATTATACAGCAAAAAATTCCAAGCGTCTACGGTCAGGCTAAATCAGTCAGAATCTTTGCGACGCACTGCAGCAACAAGACCAGTAAGCTGCTCCAGCCCTTCAAACATCGAAACGTTACTCTCCTCGGAGAAGGAAAGTGGGGAAAAGACGATCGATTCAAATTTTGCCAATGCCTCCTTGTTTTTCAATTCACTTGCATAGGATACGTAAGGCTGGATAAACTGGCAGAGCGTTTTGCGGAACTCGATTTGCAGCAGCTGCGCTTTGCACGTCTGTGAACTCTTTAAAAAAATTCGATAAAAATAACCAAATATGAAGGTCACGCTGAACGTCAGTAGTGAAAACGCCCCAAGTAGCATAGGGCTTATGGTGTCCAACTTATCAACGTGGGCATATAGGAATATCGCATCGATGAATAACGGGACTGTCATTAGCAGCCCCAAAATCCACATCATAATTCTTGCATTCTTCAGTTCACCTTTTTTTGCAATCGACAGATCATTGAATCCGCTAAACAGACCAACGAAATTGAAATGATCGCGCTGCTCGGTGAGTGTCTGTCTTAAATCTTCAACCGTCTTCAATTTTTCATCGAGATCTATTTTCCAGCCAGCAACCTGATCAGATACCCTTTGCGCTATATCGGGGACCGACCTCAGGTCGCCAACGCGCGCGTCATTGAGAATCTGTTTCATCAACGCGACTGGCAAGCCTACTTGTGCCATCTCTATTAAGGTTTTTGCCTTCTGTTCAAAAACCGAAGAATTAGACTCCACATAATATTTAAAAGCGCGCAGTTCCTCTCGAATTTCACCGCTCGTGGACAAATCAAGTTCAGCTACAAAGGTATAAAAGAACGCGATACATAATTGAACGTTCAGTTTCTCTGGATCTCCAAGATCTACTCGTAATTGCTGCAGTATCTGCCCATATCTAATGATGGAGTGCTGACAATAACGGTCGAACAGCTCACCATTCTCGATAAAGATTCGGGCTGCTTGATGCGCTTCTGCCGCCGCTTTAGACGACGGATGTGCTGCACGCCCTAGCGCCTGAAGGGCGATCACCAAACTGCTAAGCCTATCCTTTACCTCAGAGGTTTCAAAAAATGTCATCATATACGGTCAACTTGTTTTGGTCGCATACGTTACCACAACAATCAGAACCAATAGCTGTCGGCTTATCGATGCAAAGCAGACGCATTCTAGAGTCCGGCATCACCAAAGCAGCGCTGCTGAGCGCGCATTGTGCGCCTGGAGCAGTCCTCCCAGTTCGCTGACAGTATGCAACGCCTTCTCACGTGCGAAGCCGAAGTTGATAATTCTCAATGCCAGCAGGCCAACGGCCGGTAAAGTAATCGAATGAAAAACCACATCGCCCTCTGCCTCGTCGCTCGGAGCTTAGTGCCCACGCACAGCATCACATTTGCCGCCGCGCTGCTCTCCGACAACGACGTGCCGATCGAGCTTGCCCTAAGATTCCTGACGCGTCCGCTGAAAGAGTTATCCTGTCGCTGCTACCCCATGATTCCACCGGAGAAAAATGATGAGCGGTTTGCTGGAAACTACTATCCTGTCGCCGCTTCGTCGAGCTGCGGCCTATGTGCGAATGTCAACGGAACGACAAACCTACTCCACGGCGAACCAGATGCAACGCATCCAGGAATATGCAGCGGAGCAGCAGATAACGATCGTGGCAGTTTATGAAGACGCGGGAAAGAGTGGTCTCACAATGCGCGGACGGCCGGGGCTGCAACAACTGCTTGCTGACGTGCAGTCGAAAGACGATTTCACATGCATTCTGGTCTACGACGTGAGTCGGTGGGGTCGGTTCCAAGACGTCGATGAAAGCGCTCATTACGAGTACATCTGCCGGCTGAATGGAGTGCAGGTCACCTACTGCACAGAGGCCTTCCAAAATGATGATTCGCCCTACACCTCGATCATCAAAGCGATGAAACGAATAGCAGCGGCGGATTACAGTCGCGAGCTGTCCTCTAAAGTATTCCTTGCCCAGTGCCGCATCATCAAGATGGGATACAAACTGGGTGGTATGGCTGGATACGGCCTGCGCCGAGCGCTACTCGATTCGAATGGCGAATTCATCCGCATCATGGAAAAAGGCGAATGGAAGGCGGTTCAGACGCACCGGGTAGTCCTGGTGCCTGGGCCCAAGCACGAAATCGAGGTTGTTAATCTAATATTTCACTGGTACGCCATCGACAAAGTCGGAGATCGACGTATCGCCATCTTCCTCAACGAGCAGAACGTCGCATCCGAATCTGGTCGGCTGTGGACCGGCGCGCTCATTCGGGGAATGATCCGCAACGAGAAATACATCGGCAACCTTATATTCAACAAGGGTTCCTACAAGCTGCGAAAGACCGCAGTCAGGAATCCGCCGGCGCTGTGGGTCCGTTGCGATGCAGCTTTCCCGCCAATTGTGCCTTTGCAGCTCTTCCATGCCGCACGCATCGAACGGAGTAACCGAAATTATCAATACACCACCGAGGAGCTCATGCAGACCTTGCAGCGAATTTACAAGGCCCACGGAGGGATAACCAGTGCCTTGATTGACCGAGATCCAGAAGGGCCTGCCTGCCAACTCTTCTGCCGTCGCTTCGGGTCAATCTACGCCGCGTATGCACTGGCAGGGATTCCGGGGCCATTCAATGCAGAAGCCATCGTTACCCGCACCCGCACGCTCTCGATAAAGGCCGACTTCCTCGACAGTGTGAAGGGTGCCATTATTGCGGCGGGCGGCACGTGGCAAGCAACCAAAATACCGCACACCCTTCGAATAAACGACGCGGTCACCGCATCGATTCGCGTGGTGCGCTGCGCCCTGGACAAAAAGTGGGGTTATCACCGGTGGCGAATCAATAAGCGAGTCGCTACCGGTTATGACTTTCTAATTGCCGCCGTATTGGATCTGCGCAATGAAAAAATTGAAGCTTACCTGGTGGTGTCGGCGCGCGAATTTGAAAACCGAGACATCTCTTTCACCGAATTAACCCGCGCCAATCTGGGGAATATGATCAGGCCTGAATTGGCCGATTTCTTCCCACCACGGGTCGAGCTATCTGAGCAAAGCGGCTGAACGGGCGTTGTGTGCTTGAAGCAGGCCTTCCAGCTCGCTGACCATGTCCAGCGCCTTCTCGCGTTCGAAGCCACCGCCGCCGATATCGCCTCGGCCGCTGCCCTTACACGACTGGCAGATCATCCGGCTGGCCGTGCCGGTGCCGTGACAGGTGCCGCACTTCCCGTCAAGCCAGTAGGCCAGCGAGCGCTCGGCCACGCGGCGGTACAGGGTCAGGGCGGCACGCACGTCCCACTCGGTGCCCTCCTTCACCCACTTGCGCTCGCGGCCTTTCTCGGTCACGCGATTGGCCCAGATGCGCAGCAGCTGCGCCAGATTCTGCGTGCCGGACTCGAAGGTCTTGCTGATCGAGCCGTCGGCGTACTTCACGCGGGTCAGTAGCGCGCCGAAGCCAGCGCCGGTCAGGTCGGCTAGGGCAGCAGCTGCCAGTGGTTCTGCCGCGTGGTGCTGCGCGTCGTCCTGCAACGTGCTGGCGCCCAAACTCATTACGAACCGATCTGCATAACCCATGTGTGTTCTCCCGTGGCAACGGCGGAACGTTAACACACGGAAAAATCGAAAACAATTGGCAGAGTGGCAAAGTGTTGCAATTCCTGACGAACCATTTCTTGATGGCCGCAGTTTCACTCCCGCAACTGCCGCAGCGCCTTGTCGTGAGCCACTGCCAGCACGCCGACTTCGAGCTTCGGCAGCGCCCGGACGTAGTACGCAATTGAGAGCCTGATCGCCGCGTACTCGCCGGTGGTCAAGTCGAGCAGCGCGGTTGGCCTGGCGCAGGCCTTCCGCAGCGCCGTCCACGCCAACACCGACTTGTCGTACAGCCGACGGTTGCCCTGCTGGGACCAGATGGCCGCGCTGGTCAGCAGGTGTTCGGTCAGCGTGTTGGCCAGCGATGCCGGCGCCTGGCCGCGCTTAGCGGCGTCGAGCGCGATCAGCACCAGCATCGCAATTTTGTCCGCGTCCTCCGGCTCGATGAGGCGCTTCGCGGCCAGCACGTCGAGCGGGTTGGCGACGAAGGTCTGGCGCGCGCCCATCAGGCAGCCCGCCGCGATCGGTACGATTCCCAGTCGCACACCACCAGCTGCCCGCCGCCTTCGCGCAATCGGTCGAAGGCGCGCGCGCCGAGGTATTCCTCGAGCAGCTTGATCGCCAGGTTGCTGATCACGATCGTCGGCCGGCCCGCCTCGTAGCGGCCGTTGATGATCTCGAACAGCACCAGCTTTTCGGTGTCGCTGCCGTGCTGCACGCCCACCTCGTCGAGGATCAGCAGGTCCGGTTCGACCAGGTCGGCGATCGCCTGCGCTTCGGTCTTCGGGTTGCCCTTGGCGTAGGTCTCTTTCACGGACCGGACCGCGCGCATCACCGACGTGAAGACGGCCTGGCCGCCCTGCTCCAGCACCACGTGCGCGACGCCGACGGCCAGGTGGGTTTTCCCGGTACCGACGTCACCGCAAAGGATCAGGCAGGCGCCGGCCTTGCGCACTGCGGCGAAATTGTCTGCGTACCGGGTGACCATGCGCAGCGCCTTCTCGGCCTCATCGCAGGTCGGTACGTACGTGCCCAGCCGGCGGTCTGAGAAGCGCTCAGGGATCGCTGCGCGCCCCAGCCTCAACTCCCATGCCCGGTTGCGCAGTTCGGCCTGCCAGGAGGCCTGTGCGGCTGCCGTAGCCGCCGCCTCGGCCGCGTGCTCGCACTTGACGCAGCCAGACCAGCCGCCTGGCAGCAAAAGCGACGTGTACTCGCCGTGTTGCGCGCAGGTTTCGAGGATGGCGCTCATGTGGCGCGGCCGGCGGTCAGAATTTGCCATCAGCGCTAACCCCTGCCCGGTAATCCTGCGCGGAGAAGTTTCCATGTTTCGTGCCTTTCTGCGGCGTGCCGCGTTTGATCGTCAGTTGGTCCCACTTGTCCCGCAGCTTCGCGGGGCAGAGCACGTTGGCCTTCCAAAATTCGTCGTCCTGAGCCCAGCTGAACAGCTCGCAGATCTCGCGGTGGGTGCGGCGGTCACGTTCGCGCATCAACCGCACGTCGTCCGACCATGCCTCGAAGCTGGGAGGTTTGTGACCCGGGTTGTTCGCCAGGATGCGGCCGAACAGCCAGCGCGCACACGCCTCGTCTTCGGGCGTGCTGCGGCGCTGCTTGCGGCGTTCCTTGCCCTCATCACCACCTTGGTCGTCATCGCCTGCCGCCTCGTCGGGGCGAAGCGCCGACAAAGAAGTTATAGATATTGGTGTATGGGTAGTGGGTATTGGTGTTTGGGTAGCCGTTGCAGGCGTTGCAGGTGCCGTTACAGGTGGCGTTTCAGGTTCCGGTGTTTTCGGCTCCTGCAACGCCTTCACCAGCGCCCTCAATTCCCTGATTCCAATGTTCCAGGCGGCGTGCTGCCCGGCGGCCGTGAGAGTGGCAAACAGGCTTGCGCGCTCGTCTCTATGCCGCTTTACGCGAGTTTCCTCGTTCGCTTTTCTCGCCTCGCGCTCAGGCTCACCGGCCTGGTAGACCGCGATAATTTCGTCGCAAGTTTTGTGATGCCAGCCGTCGGTGTCGAGGAAAAAAAATTCCTTGAGAATCGCATCGACAGATTTTTTTTCTTCACGACTGCGCGCGCGCACCACGCGTTTTATTTCTTCTACGTCCAGGTCGAGCGGCACCTCCTTGTCGAGATAGCGCCGGATCATGCGGCAGTAGATGCCATCCTCGCACGCTGTCAGGTGCGAGGTGTTCTTGTCATAGTCGCCAATATGGTGCTCGAAATAGTTCACGGCCGCGCCTCCGCAACTCCAGCAACATAGGCGCTGCGCCCGGTCAGCGCATCACGTACGGTGGATTCGGCCACGCCAAAGCGGCGCGCCAATTCGCGGTACCCGGCACCGCGCACGCCAGGCTTGTGGGCCTCGCGGATCGCGCGGACCTGGTCATCGGTCAGTGCTCGACGGCGCGTCATAATCCATTCTCCCCGTCCATGGCTTCCATATCGAACAGCGTGGGCACGCTGAGCTGTTTCTCCATCGCCTGGCAGTAGTGCACCTGGTCGGCGAAGTACGCGCCGTTCAATTCGGATCCAGCGCCACGACGGCCCAGCTTCATCGCGCGCACTGGCACCGTGCCCAAGCCACAGAATGGGTCGTAGACGACCTCGCCGGCGTTGGTGTAGCGGTTGACCAGCCGATCCACGATATCGATCTGGAACGGGCACACGTGATTCTCGACAGCGCGCGCGGACTGCTCGCCGTTCAAGGTGCGCATGCGCACGATGTCGTGCCACACCATCGGATCGGCGCTGCCCGGCGCCAGGCTCATGTGCGTGGCCGGCAGCGTCTTGTTCGCCAGCATGGCCTCCGCCACGGCGACGTGGTACTCGTAGTTGTACACGTTGTCCAGCGACATGGCGGTGAACGCTTTGGCCAGCTTGGCCGGGCCGAAGGCGGCCAGTTCTACAGCGCTCAGCAGCCGGTCGCCGCTCGAGCGCCAGAACGCATGGGCATCGACCTGCCAGCGCGCCACGCTGTAGCCGGTACAGGGGATCGGCGCGAGCTTGCGGTCGAACGGCACAGCGCCGCCCTGCTCGTCCAGGCACTGCGGCTTGACCTTCGTGACCGGCACGTCGGCGTAGCCGCGCGAGCGGTCCGACTGCGGCTTGTGGAACAGCAGGATGTACTCGGGCGAGCCGACGCCCATCTTCGTGCCGTCCTTGCACACCTCGGAGTAGCCCAGGCGGTAGGTCTGATTGTTCTCGCGCACCACGTCGGTCACGACCGTGATCATCCCCATATAGTCGAAGCCATGCTTGATGCCGTGGAACAGAGCCTCGGCGTGGAATGGGCTCACCGTCGGCACGCCGGCACCGGTCACGTTGCCGAAGTTGATGCGGTCCTTCACGTGGCAGGCGTAGATGCGGCCCGGCTGCAAGATGCGCAGCAGCTGCGGCGTGAGGAAGTCCATCTGCCGCCAGAAGTGGTCGTTGTCCTGGGTATGGCCGAAATCGTTGTAGCTGGGCGTGTATTCGTAATGGTTGGCGAACGGGATGCTGGTGATGATCATGCCCACCGAACTTTCAGGGAGCTCCATCGCCTCCAGCACGCAGTCGTTGTTCGCCACGGCGAAGCGCTCGCCGGCCACCGCGCGGCGCTCGACGCCGATGGTGCGGGCCAGCGAGTCCTGCATCGAAAGGCGATCGAGGCCGTAGCTACGGATGATCTCGCCCATCTTGGCCTGCATCTCGTCGTGCTGGCGCCACTTCTGCATCAGGGCGGCCAGCACCGCGCGCTCGACCTCCGTGTGGATCAGGTGGACGCTGCACACGCCGGCCTGGCCGAAGCGGTAGATGCGGTGCACGCCCTGGATGAAATCCGCGAACTTGAAGCCGATGCCGGTGTAGATCATGAAGTCGCACTGCTGCAGATTCACACCGGCGCCGTACATCACGGTTTTCGACAGGAACACGTCGGTGCGGCGCTCGCGCCAGTCCATCATCAGGCGCTCGCGCAATTCAGGATCCTGACTACCATCCAGCGACGACACGGTAACGCCGGCGGAGGCCAGCGCGCGCTCGATGGCGCGCTGCTCGTCATTCAGGTCGCACCATACGATCACTTGCTGACCAGGCCGGCGCGCCAGCACTAGGCCCACAGCGCATTGGATGCGCGCGCCCATGCTCTCGCGCTTCTCTCCGGCGGCAGCGGACAGGCCCATGGCTACGTTCGGCACGAGCAGGCCTTGGCCGTTCTTCTCGTTGCCGGCCGCCTCGTAGTTGCTGGCCAGCTCGTGCACCTGCAGGTCCAGCGGCGGCAGCACGTAGCCCTCGTCCGAATGGCCCAGGTCGCTTGGCTTCTGGATGTACACCGCCCAGCTGGCTACCCAGAGCCAGAATTCATGCTCCTTGTGCGGGTACAGCGTCAGGTTGCCGGCCTTCTCGCTGTCGCGCTGGAAGAAGCGGGTAAGCGCCTGGCCCGTGTCCATCACGCCCAGGAAGCCGGCGTAGTGGATCAGTTCCTTGAAGCGGTTTGGGCTCGGCGTGGCCGTGTAGACGAACTTGAACTCGACGCCCTCGAACATGGGCATGAACTCCTGGAACGTCTTGCTGCCGTAGCTGCGCAGCACGGCCGCCTCGTCCAGCGACACTGCGCGGAAAAGGCCGATGTCGATCTTGCCCTCGCGGACCGATTCGTAATTCGTCATGTAGATGACGTTGGGGTCGATTGCCTCGGCGCTGGTGCGAATGAATTGCAGGTTGACAGCGTACGCGCCGATGAAGCGCTTTTCGGCCTCCAGCACGAACTCTTGGCGCACGCCCAGCGGCAGGACGATCAGCCGCAGGCCCGGCCGGTGAATGCCCAGCAGGCGCATCACCTCGATGTTGGTGGCCGTCTTGTGCAGGCCGAACGAAGCGAAGATCGCGCGCTGGCCGCCGGCGAGCGCCCAAGACACGATGTCGCGGGTGTGCGGTTTGAGCGCGGGATTGATTTCGGCCATTGCCACGTCGAAGCCTTTCGGCTGGGCCAGTTTGATCTTCTCGCGCAGGAACTGGCTGTATTCAGCCTGGATCAGCAGCTTTTGTTCTTCAGGTGTAAACGCGCTCATGTCATTTCCGTTTTGGTTGGTCGAGCAACGGCCGTCAGGCCGCCGCCTTCAGTTCTTTTAAAAGTTTGCGGTAGTGCGCGGTCATGGCGATCAGCTGATCGACCGTGTAGTGGCGCGGTTCGTTGTCGGCTTCGAGCGCCTCGACGGCGACCAGGCCGATGCGCTTGATCAGGCCGATGCGGTAATCAACCGCACGGCCGGCGCCGTAGCGGTTGCACTGCACCAGCTGCCGGTGGACGTTGTTAGGGTTGAAGCGCAGGTGCGGCGCGCTGCCGACGCTGCGGTAGTGGCCGGCATCCCAGCCGTGGGCGCCCAGGCCGTCGACACCGGTCACCGCGCGGCCGCAGCAGATGCACGGCAGCAGCCGGTCGCGAAACCGCACCCAGGCGTTGAAGGCCTTCTGGCAGTCGGCCACGTGGTCGGCCTTGCGCTTGAACTTGGCCAGCTTCGCCTGGTGGTCCTTGCGCTCGGCCTTGGCCGTGGCCGCCTTCTGTTTGGCGACCTTCGCCAGCGCCACCACCGTGCCGCACTCGGGCGAGCACCAGGTCACGAACGACTGCGGCCGGACGAACTCGGCGCGGCAGGTGCGGACCGCGCACTTGTGCTTCTTCTCGCGCGCGGCCTTGGTGATGGTCTTCGTCACCTCGCGGGCTTCGATGCGCTCGCCGCGCGCGAATGCCTGGCGCTTCATCGGCGCGGTGCCGGGCTTCATGGGGGAGCGGCGCATCATGATAGGATTCTCATTTTGACAAGAGATTTCATGAGTGATCCAAGAGAGCACCCGATGTGGGATGTATGTGACCGGATTGGACTGTCCGAGGCGCGGCACCGGCTATTTATTGAGGGGCACATCCCGACCAGGCAGGTGATAACGGCCTGGATTGATCGCGCGGAGCGCGAGGAGCGGGCTGAGCTGGAGAGAAAGCAGCATGCCCTCAACGAGCGAAGCGTGAGCGCTGCGGAAGAGTCGGCTGCGGCAGCGATAGAATCTGCTAAAACATCAGGTGCGTCTGCACGAGCTGCGCAGTTCGCTGCCCTCGTATCATTCGCCGCGTTCGTGGTCGCTGTAGCTGCATATTTTAAGCAGTAGCTCACACTTCCCTCCCGATCATCGTCACCGCACGCTTGGCCTTACCCAGGCGCTGGCGCGCTTGCTTACGCTCCTGAACGGCAAGGTGCGCGGCCATGCAATGCGGGCAGTCGTCCAGCAGATGCTGGCTATTCCACTCTTTGTGCGTACCACCCCACTCGCTGTCGTCCTCGACATCCTCAGCGGCATAGGCCATCGACAGGTGCGTGACCGGGCCTTTCGGGCCGTACTCGATCGGATCCGTCATTAATGGGCACGCGCCAAGGTTCTCGCCGATGATCCGCGAAAGGCGGTTGACCTCGGTACTCGCAGCGACCAGTTCGCGGCACGCGGCCAGAGCGCGCTGCTCGGGCTCCGATGCAGCCACTGGCTCGATCTGGCGCTGGCGGCGTACGCGGGCGGCCAACCAGTTGACCAGACGCTCGCGGCGCGCAGGGTCTCCATGAAGGCGGCAGTCCATGGGAGGTGTCACTGCGTCGCCGCGCTCGCAGTTGCAAAACCTGTTGGCAATGCTCGACGCTTCGGCGCGGCACGCGGCGGCCACCGAGAACCAGCGGCGCCGGCCGCCGTGGAACACGGTTGCAGTTTGGGTCGTGACGGCCATCACCCAGCCCTCCCGCGCCGCGCGGCAACGATCTGCCGGGCCAGCAGCCGCGACAGCTTTTCAGCGACGTGCGGCAGGAAATGCTTCTCCAGCTCGATGGCGGACATCCGGCGAAGCGCGCTCTCACTGATCGCGTAGGCGACATCACCGTCGTCCAGCCTGACCATGCAGTGCATCTGCGCGCGCATGGCGTCGCCGATGACCTTCACCTCCAGAAGGCGCAGGGTTTCGATGTGCATCTCGGACGCAATCGATACCGAGAATTCAGGGCCGCTGCACAGCGTTGCAGTTACGGGCTGCTGCACTCCAACGCGGTAGGACCTGGTGCCCGAGCCCAGCATGTACTCGTAGGTGAGAGGTTCGCCGGCGGCGATGGCGAGCGGGCCCACCATGTCGCGCACGTCCTGTACCCAGTCCAGCATGCGGCTGATCTTGCTCGACTGCTCGGCCAGCAGCGCGCGGTCGATGCTCATTGCCTCGTGCAGGCTGCTGACTGTCAATTCCTTGGCGGCCAGTTCTTCGCGCATGCGGCGGCGCTGGTTGCGCCCGAAGCGGCGGCTCACGATGTCACCCCGGGAAACGCTGCATGGAATGCCGGATGATCGTCACCGTGCACGCGGTAGCCATCACCGAACACGAAGCGCGAGGGCCAGCGGCCGCCTGCGAAAGTGAAGTCGGCAAACGCTCGATATCCGCCGCCCGGCTCACCGGCCTCCAGGCGTGAGCCGTAGACATAGCTGTCGGTGACCACGGCGCCCGGCAGGCTGAGCTCAATCAACTCTTGCAGCGCCACCCGGGCGGCAGCATTGCTGCGCTGGCCGGCGAAGTCACGCGCCATGCATGCCTCACAGCAGTACGGCGCGCCGCCAGCGCTGAAGCAGCGTTCCTCCATGTCGTTGTAGACCCAGCTCGAACAGCCGCTGCGGTTGCATTCGTAGCGCCAACCGTGGTCGATCAGCACGGCGGCCGGCACGGGACCGGGCGCATAGGCATCGAAGTGCGGCGCGCGGCGGCACGAATCGACTTCGGTCCAATCGCGGTCGAGCTCGTTGGCCCCCTGGCGACGCGCGGTGGCGCTGTTCGTGGCGAAAATGACGGTGGCGCCATCGTCGCCATCGTGGACGGTGTAGGCCTTGAGCCGCGTCATGGTCGTTCTCCCTGCGCCCGAGTCATGGCCGCATAATTCAGGCCGGCCAACTTGCAACCGTCCTGGGTGGCGTGAAAGTAGCGCAGGTCAAGCAGCGCGACGCCGGCGCGCACGAAGCCGGCGGCGACCAGGCGGTCGAGGGCGGCCAGGTCGCGGCGGTTGGCCAGGTACTCGTTGCGGAAGCCCCAGCGAGACTGCGGGTGATGCGACGTGGCCCCCAGCATGTGGTGCAGCACGTCGAGGTCGTCGTCTTGCAGCGTCGCGACGCGCGCGGCGAATAGGCAGGCGACGCATTTGCCGTGCTGCGCGAGCTGCTTGGCCGGCGCAGCCTTGGTGCAGGCGCATCGCTGAGCCTTGAGCACCGGCGCGGGCTTTTCATTGGCGATGGCGCGGTGGCGGCGCTCTTCGCGGGAGAGGTCATAGAGCATGGTATATTTGCCTTTTAATTAATTCTTGAGGATTTTATGAGCGAGCCGCTGGCCTACAAGGGGTATGTAATTTCCACCGAGGTGACGAAGGCGAGAGACGATAAAGGTGAGCTCTATCTGTGTTCCGTCAACATCAAAGACAGCGAGGGAAAGCCCGCCTACCTCTTCACGGTTGCCGATCCCGTCAGAAGCCCCGAGGCAGCTGAGGAACAAGGCTTGGCGGCGGGTCGCTGGCGCATCGACGAAGGCCTGAGACAGGTGGCAAGATAAATTCACGCTACCCCCGCGATCTCACGCTCATGCATGAAGTTCGCCCGGATCAGCGCCCGCGCCATCGGAGGGCAAACGCTGTTGCCGCACATGCGCACTTGGGCTGACTTCGTGAGCGCCACGCGCGGAAGGTCCAGCGGGCTGCCGTCCACCTGGCGGCCGTCCTTGAACAGCAGTGCTGGGTTCGGGATCTCGCGGATGACGTAGTCAGCCGGGAAGCCTTGGGCGCGGTACAACTCGGCCGGGTCCAGCATGCGCAGTCCGATGTCCACGATCTGGTAGTCCACGCCCTGGATGGTGACCAGGCCGTAGCGGTCCTTCGTGGTTACGGTGTGGAGTGGCTCCTCGAGGCGCGGGTCCTGGTCGGTGCCGTAGTACTTGAGCAGGAAGGCGCGCACCTCGGCGTGGTGCTGGCCACCGGCGCTGATGGTGTGCAGCGGCTCGTCCACGTCGGCCGTGCTGCTGGTGCCGCGCAGCTTCACCAAGCTACTGGTTACGATTCCGCCGGCCGCGCCGCTGGCCGTGATCGTGTTCAGGGGCACCTCGACGTCGCGGATGCCGTGGCTGAAACGCTTGCCGCCTTCCTTGCCTTCACCGTGGCCCATGTGGATCAGGTTCGCCGTCACGATGCCCATCGTGTTGCCGGTGCTTGCGCGCGCGGGTGTGCCACCGGCGGTAATGGTGTGCATCGGCTCGTCAGGCGCGCTGCCAACCGATCCCGCGCGGAACTTCGTGATGTGGGCGGTCACCAGGCTGTGGTGGTCCGTGCTCGTGATGGTGCCGATAGGGTCTTCCAAATCGGAGCCGACGACGCCGGTGTAATGCTTCGCAAGGAACGCGGTTGCCACGGCCGTGTCGCCTTTAGCGGTGATCGTCGCTGCAGGTTCGTCGGCGCCACGCGGGCGGCTGTCACCGGCCCGGCCGCCCACGCCTACCAATGTGGCGGAGACGGCGCTGATGTGACCGCCCTTCACTTGGGCGCAAATGGTGCGCAGCGGCTCGTTCACGGGCATCACGCGCTGGTTGCTGGCGTTGGCATGCTCGTTCAGAAATGCACTGACCAGCGCCGCCTTGCCTCCACCGGCGGTAACCGTGCCCAGCGGTTTCTCGATGTCGAGCGCGCGCGGCGCCTGACCTTCGCGTTCGCCGTAACCCACCTGCACCATCGAGGCCACGGCCAGCGCCTTCTCGCCGCGCTGCGCGCCGGTGATGGTGCGGAACGGCTCGTTCACGGATTCATTGCGGTCACTACCCTGGTGGGTCACCGGAACAATGGTGGGCACGACCACGGCGCGGTGGTTCTCAGTCGTCAGCGTGCCGAACGGCTGTGCGGCCGAAACCGGCCTGCCGGAATAGATCGGGCCGCCCTGGCCCACGATGAACGGTGCGGGCGCGTCCACCACGTAGCGCATGATGCCCTTGGCAATGCGACGCAGCGTGGCCGGCGCCAGTGGGCGCTTGCGCTCGAAGATCGATGGGCAAGCAATCTCCCAGTCGATGCATTCGGCAGCTGTGCGGTGCGGCAGCAGCTTCCCGGCCAGCACGCCCGGCGAGTTCTGCGCGCCGTGCGTCGCGGCCGGCCATCGGATCGGCAGGCCATCGCGGCGCGCCACTAGGAAGAAGCGCTTCCGAATGGTCGGAGTGTCGTAGTCGCTGGCGCGCAGCACGTTATGCTCGACCGTGTAGCCGTGCGCGCGCAGTTGGCGGAGGAAGCTGTCGAATGTCTTACCCTTCTTCGCCGGGTCCGGGCGGAAGTTGCCGTCGGCATCGACCAGCAGCGGCCCCCAGGTGATGAATTCCTCGACGTTCTCCAGCATGATCACGCGGGGCTTGCACTTTGCCGCCCAGCGCAGCGTCACCCAGGCCAGGCCACGAATGTTCTTCGCTACCGGTGTGCCGCCCTTGGCCTTGCTGAAATGCTTGCAGTCGGGCGAGAGCCAGACCAGGCCCACCGGCTGATTGTTCGTGACCTTGATCGGGTCCACGTCCCACACGCTTTCGCACAGGTGCTTCGTGTGCGGGTGGTTCATGGCGTGCATCGCCAGCGCTTCCGGGTCGTGGTTGATGGCGATATCGACCGGACGACCAAATGCCTCTTCCAGCCCGGTGCTGGTCCCGCCGCCACCGGCGAAGTTGTCGATGATCAGCTCGTGCCCCAGGTCCAGCGACATGGTGAAGTCGTCGCGCCTCATACCCGCGCTCCAGCAGCGCGGCGCGCAATGGTGACGGTAGAAACACGGGGCTCGCGGCGGTACGCTGGGCCGGCCACCTGGCCAACGTACGGCGCGGCCGGCGCCAGGATGTTGCGCGCTGATGTGGTGATGTCGTAGACGAGGCCGACCAGGTAGGCGTGACCGCCTTCGACGAGGCGGTTGAACAGTTCGCGCTGGATGAACTCTGCGCGGTTCGATTCAATGTCGATGTCCAGGCGCTCGCAGATTTGGTAGAAGGTGCCGGGGCCGTCGAGCAGCGCGACCAGCAGCTTGCGGGCGCCGGTGCTTGGTTCAGGAAGCTTTCTCATGGCTGGCCGCCCTCCACCTTCATGAGTTGGTCGGCGCAGTCACGCAGCTTCTGCTCGTTGTGGCGGTGCTTTTTGACAGCGATGCCCTTCTCGGCCGGCGCGGCGCCGATCTTGGCCTTATCCGTGGTGCGCCAGTCTTTGACGGCGGCCAAGGTCTTGCTCTCGGTGTAGTTGGAGGTCGTCACGATTCGGACCCCGCTTGCTTGTGTGATATCATCGCGTTTCCTTGAAGTTGATTTGCTAAGCCGGCCTGCACGCCGGCTTTTCTATTTCCGCGATCAGTCGTACTGCCCTGACCGTTCGCGGATCTCCTGCACGTTCATGCCGAAATACTCATGAATGTGCAAAATCTGTTTTGCCGTGAGGCGCTGGCCAGCCCGCAACAGACGGCTGATCGTGGCGCTTGTCTCGCCCATTTCCCGGGCCAGCGCGGCGTAATTTTTCAAACGGTGTTCGGTGATCAGGTAATCCAGCAGTGCGCGCACGCTGGGCGGCACAGGGCCTGGTGTCATGGCGGTGCTCCGGCGGCCGGCGCCGCCAAGAACACCGCCAGTGCGCCCGGGCTTTGCTTCGTGGCCCACAACGTGGTGCGGCACTGACCGATGCACGGAATTTCCTGCGGCTCGATGTAGCCGGCCACCTTGGGTGCGGCGGCGCGCGATCCGATGCGCTCGATCATGGCCAGGACAAACATGCACCCGACCTCCATGCTCCAGTTGGCGCCGTCGGCGGCCAGCGCGAGGGCCTCGGCTTTCAGTTCCTGCAGTTCAGGGCCATCCATATATGCAGCCCAGTCCACCAGGGCAGCGCTTTGACGTGCGGCCGGTTGCTTCGGTGGAGTGGTCATCGCCAGGTACAGCGCGGCAGCGGCGGCCGACGACAGCGTGATCGAGCGATCCATGATCTTGGCGGTGGCCAGGTGGTCGCGCAGCTCGGGCAGTCCGGTGTCGGTGATGGCCGGCGCGTGCAGCAGGCCGGCGTCCAGACCTATGTTCCAGGCGGCGCGCGCGTGGTCGTTCAGCGCCGTGCGGATCTCGCTCGGCACCAGGCCGCCCAGGTCGTCGCGGTAGCACCAGTCGGGCAGCGCCGGCAGTGGGCCGGCAGTAGGCGCGCTATTCTTCTCGTTATGCATTCGTATCTCCGTCAGTGATGGGCGAGCTGGTGCTCGACCTGGTGCTTCGCAAATTCGCCCGCCACCCAGTTCACGCCTTTCGGGGTGAAGCGCGCGCTGTTGAATGCGTGGTTGTTCGCCTGGGCGTGGCCGGCCTTCACCACGAAGCGACCGGCGTCGAGGTGCGCTGCCATCGGCGCCAGCGCACCGCCGAGGCGGTACATGATTTTTTTCTCAATCAAGAAGTCACGGAAGACGTGCTCCTTCACCCTCAGGACCTTGGCCACCTGGCGGAAGCCCAGCGCGCCGGTAGCGTCGCAGTAGCGATCGACGAACTCGACGGCAGGCTTTGCTGCCTCCAGTGCAAGGGCCTGCTGCTCGATCACCTCCGCTTGCTCGGCGGCCAGGCGCAGCGCTTGCGCGAACGTCTGCGGTACGCCGGGCAATTGCGGACGCGCTATCGCTGCCTCCAGTTCACGCCAACGCTTGATAACGGCCATTCGCGCGCGAGGGTCGTAACCCGTCAGCAAGCAAACCGTCTCGTCGTATGGCAGGTGATATGCATCCTGATCGCGGTTGTAGCTGTCCTGGTAGATGTATCCAAAGCTGGATGCATCTTTTCCCAGCTGGTCGAGCATGCGCACGATGTCGCGACGAACGTGGCCGTGCTCTTTGCCGGTCAGTTCTGCGATTTCGAGGCTAGTCATGGTGGTGACGCCGGCGAGTTGGAAATCCACGAAAGCTCCTTGCGGTGGTTGGCTGCTGGTCGGCGGGCCGGTTGTTGATTCAGGAACGCATCGGGCGCAGCGCACCGCGCGACACGCGGCGCACGCCCTGGGACTGGCCCGGGAACGAGAAGGCCCGGCGCAGGCCTGCACCAGCCCCTTCTTGTCGGCTCGGGAAGCGGGTAACCTGCTGGTGTGCTGTTGCGATGCGCATACCAGCCTGGCGGAGGAACCCGCTGATGCTGATATCTGCCGCAGCGCAATGGCTCTGCAAAGTGGCCTGCTCCTCGTCGCCGAGGTAGACCTTGACGACGTTCAAGCGGGGATCCGGCTTGCGTTGGGTGGTGCTCATGTGTTGCTCCTATAGTGATGCGGACTTCAGGATTTAAACCGGCAGGTCTAGGGCCGGCGACGTTACAAATTCGGGGTGGTGAGCGCCGTCAGCCAGGCAGGCCGGATGCGGCAGCGCCGGTAGCGGGGCGGATGACCGGGCAGAGGTCGGCGCATGCAGTGCTGCGCGCGGCGACGGTGATGTCGCCCTGCTTCGCCAGCACTTCGAGCAGCGTGGTTTGCTTGCGCAGCTCGGCCAGGACCAGGGTGAGCGGTTCGCCAATATGGGCTTGCAACACCAATTCCGGCCAGATCGATGCCCATTTTTCCGGGAACAGTTCTTGGCGCGTTACAGCCCCGCCGGTCGCACGTTCGATGGCGGCGCCATGCTCGACAGGAATTGGATTTACCCCGGAGGCGTAGCGGCTGACGTTTGCCTGCGGTATATCCAACGCCTCGGAAAGGCGCAACTGGTTGCCGCGCGCAAGCGCAAAATAGTCAGCGAGGTTCATGCGGCTTCTCCCGCATGATTAAGCGGGGTCACGGTGGTGGCTGCAGTGGCGGCGCACGATGGCGCGAGTTCCGGCCAGATGTCGCGCCAGTCGTCGGGACGAAGGTCTTTGCGGACAACCTCCCCATTCGATTCGCGCTCAACCGCAACACACGTCGCGGCATTGAGAAGCTGCCCGCTGCTGACTGCCTTGCGCAGGTATCCAACACTGGTCCCACAGGCAGTGGCGAAAGCCGTGCGCGCGTCCGGGTGAAGGCCGTTCAGGAATTTAAGTAGTTTGTCCATGGGCGTAATTTACCCATGGGTAAAGCTAAAGTCAATACCTATAGGGAATTTACCTATCGGTAAATGAGTGATGAAATAGCGAGATGGATAAATACGAACAGCGCCGACAGAATTTGATCGCCCTCATGCACAAGCATTGCGAGGGAAAGGCCGCTCGTCTGGCTGAGAAAATCGAGGTATCGGCCTCGTATGCGTCGCGGATGCTCTATGACCCTTCCAAGGACGGCTACAAGCGAATTGGCGAGGACATGGTTGACCGCATCGAAGCGGCCTTCAATCTGCCCAAGGGCGGACTCGATGTTCTTGGCGACCCGACGAGCCTTGTCCCTGGGTCAATGCGGGTGGTTGTAGCTGAGCCTGGCGACCCTGATTTCTATTTTATCAAGAAGGTGAAGTTGCAGCTGCGCGCCGGCGTCACGGGCTTCCAGACGATTCCAGATATCTACGACGGCGATACCGTGAGCTTGCGGAAGAACTGGGTGGACCGCAAAAAGATCAACCCCGCCACGCTCATTGCCATGACAGTCGCCGGCGAGAGCATGGAGCCGAATCTCTTCGAGGGCGACGTGGTGATCATCGACACGGCCGACAAGGTCATGAAGGACGGCACTGTCTACGCATTCAATTACGACGGCGAATCAGTGATCAAGCGCTTGGTGAAGGAGCGCGGCGACTGGTGGCTCTTCTCGGACAACTCTGACCAGACCCGCCACAGGCCGAAAGGTTGCAGAAATGGGGACTGCGGAATTATCGGCCGAGTAGTCAAGCGAGAGACTGACCACATATAGTGACAATTGGATGGATTTCCGCTCACCAATTTTTAATATAATGCAGCATGAATATACTCTCTCCCATTTTGTCGCGAGTCGTTCCCATAGCACTGGTTGCAGCCGCCATCGGTGGTGCAACTTTCTGGATCATGTACGACGACTGGGTAACGCTTCCAAAAGCCAGAAAGCTTGTTGCTGACCGAGTGATCGACCCGACAAGTATTCTCTTCCGCAACGATAGATTGGTGGGCTTTAACTGGCATTGTGGAGAATTCAACTCCAAGAACAGAATGGGCGCCTACACCGGTTACGAGAAATTTATTTCGGGCCGGCAGACCAAGACGCTGTACATCGAAAGCGAGGGCATGGTTGGCGATGAAACTACGGAAGAGGTTTTGTTAGTTATGGCTAAGGTTAATGCTCGCATGGAAAAGCAAATTAAGTTGAGAGATCAAACACCGGGGATGGTTATTGAGCGTGAGTCAATGACTAGTAGGGACGAACGCGGCCGCCGTGAAGTTTTTCAGGATCACTGGGCAAACATTTGCGAAGTAAAATAAATCGGTTCGGCATTTTACGCAACATAAAAAGCGTGCCCCTTGCTTTTTCGGAGCTAGTACCTATAGTTCGGTGTGTGTCTAAATTCCTGCTTAGCGACGCGCACCATGGCTCCGCATCTCCGAAGGTCGGAACAGTTACTGCAGCGGTCTTCGATCAGTAGAAATTCTTATTTGCGATTTTTTTTAAAAATATTACGTCCCCCTTAAATAGTCGTGCTGCAATGAAATAGGAAGTAACTAATGAGTGAGCACCCTAACAGTTCTTCTCCTTATATAGTTCGGAGATTACTAAAAACGTCTACGATACAGCAAAGTCTAAACCTTAATATACTTCGGACATTATTAAAAGTAATCGAGACCTTGCCGGATGAAAAGCAGAAAGAGTTTGAGTCATCGATGAATACGCTAATTGAACAGGCTCAACAACTTCAGAAAGAGAACCGTGAATTAGTAGATGCATTGATCAAGAATGAAGGAGCTCATTCGTGAATGCTAATAAAAATCTTCTCTACATGTCGAGTGCGATAGAGAAAATGATCACTGAAACGACGGTCATCAAGCCCCCTAATTCGTTTGACGGTGGAGGTGGGGGCGGCTATGATGGGGAGATGGATACCCGACTCGTGAAGGTGGAAGAGTTTGCCGCCGACGCCAAGCAGCGCCTGGTGAAGATAGAAACTCGTCTGGACCACACTGCTACTAAGTCGGACGTTGAGGCTAGTACGAACAAAATTATCATATGGATTGCTGGAATCCTCTTTGTTTTGGCGGGTACTGGTATAACGGTGATGACATTCGTACTAAACAATGCAGTACCGAAGCCTCCGTCCGCCGCGTCGGTGCCGGTCGCTCCTATCATTCTTTACGCGCAACCTGCGCCGGTCGGTCCGTCAGTACCGCAGACCAAGCCGTAGTACTAGCCCGCAACAGCGGGCTTTTTTACACGCGTAGAAATCCCCGCCTTTGCGCCATCCCGCGCGACATCATCCTTCCGAACATATCCAGTAGCATCTTTTTGTGAAAATTTACCTATTTTTTTACCCATGGGTATTGCTTTAGTTTTTACCTGCGGGTAAAGTACGTCCATCGACACCCAACAGCGATGGAGAACGAAATGTCACCAGCCGAACTTGCAGCACTTGCAGAAGCCCAGCACCGCGGTGATGCCGCGCACGCCGCCCAGGTGCGGAAATGATCGCCCTGATCGTAGGTGTGCCTGGCGCCGGCAGCACCTTTAACTTCAACGAGCTGGCTGGCGATGCTATCCGCAACCTGGTCCCGGCGCGCAAGCTGGCCCTGGTGCCGAAGCTGGCGCCGGCATCCACCGGCATGGTCACCGTGGCCCAGTTCTGCACTGCACGCGGCGCCGACCTGCCGCTGGCAACGTTGAGCCGCATCGGTCGCCGTGCTGCGGCGCTGAGCCGCGCTGACGGCCTGCTGATCGGTCGCGCCATGGAGCAGTTCGGCGAGGTCAACACCTACGACGCCGACGTGCTGGCCTCGGCCTTCGACGCGATTCAGGCTGCCCAATGAATGCCCCGATCAACCTCGCCCTGCTCCAGGCCGCCGCCGCGCCGGTGGTGCTGCGAGACCAGCAGCCGACCGTAACGCCGGGCACCTGCGTGCTGGTCGTCGGCCACGAGCATGACGGTCTGCTGCTGGACGTGCACGGCCTGCTCGACGGCGCTGGCTACGACGTGACGGACGTGACGCTGACCGGCGAGATCGTGGCACTGACCGCCCTCTTCTCCCGTGACCAGCTGCTGCAGTTCAACGACTGGTGCGACGACCACCTGCCGAGCGCCCACGACCTGCGCCTGGTGTCGATCGACGAGGCGCGCATCGAGCGCCACGAGTGGGAGCGCAACTTCGAGCCACCTTGATCCGAATGCGGTCGCCGGGCGCTGCTACCACCCGGCTAGTCCTGGCCAGGCGAAGAAACCGGCCCAGTGGGATCTGAAATGCCCGCGTCGCACTCGCCCCGTGCCGTCGGCCGGCGTATCCGGCCACCACCAACCATCGAAAGGCATCACATGGCAGCAGAAACCAGCAACTTCAAAGCCGGCCAGAAGGTCACCGTCCGCGCCCGCAGCAAGGTCTTCGAAGGCAAGTTCCTGAAAGAACGCCCGGGCGCCAAGGGCATCTACTACGACATCGACCTGGGCGGCAACAAGGTCGGCAGCTACCGCCCTTCGCAGGTGCAGGCAGTTTGAATCAATGGCGGCGTGCAGGCCGCCAGCAGCACCCGACCCGCGCCGGGCAAGCGTGGGAACCACATGGCTGCTGATTGCCGAGGAGCGAGAACACACACAGGTAGAGCTGGTGCAGTGCGCGGGCGGATTGGTGGGGCAGTCAGCAGCCATGTGGTGAATTGCGCAGGCTGATGCGCGAAGGGGAATGGTAGTAGCCGGGGGTGACGTCGCCGGCGGGGCTTGAGCCTGATGGTGTAGCGATATGGGTAAGCGCGGGTGCAAAACACCAAGATGCTGGTTCGAGTCCAGCCACCAAAGCCGGAATCAGCACCGGCCACCACACGCAGCGACCGGCGAACGCGGTCCCCAACAACGAAACGAACAGGGAGAGTGGCATGAGCATCACCAACAACGGCGGCCCGGCATTCCCGTGCCTTGAAGCGACGGTAACCGGCATCGACAGCGACGGCCAAGAGCGGATCGATACCGAGGCGCACGGCGGCATGATGCTGCGCGACTACTTCGCTGCGCAGGTCGTAGTGCCGATGGTCGCACATCGCATCACCGGGCACGTCAGCTACGGCAACGAGCAGGACATCGCGAAGCGCGCTTATGAAGTTGCCGACGCCATGCTCGCGGAGCGCGCCAAGTGATCGCCCGCCACATCACCGCCGGCCGCGCGTCGCGCCTCGCCGTGTCGAGCCTGCTGGCTTTCGACTACCAAGACAGCGGTTTCGAGGATGCGTTCACCAGCGGTAACCTCGACGCGGCTGAGCACGTGCCCGCCGGCGGCTGCTTCGGCGCGCCAGCCACCGCCGGCCGCAACGCCATCCGCCTGCAACTGACTGAGCGTGAAGGAGTCGCATCGTGAAGTATCGTTTTCTTCGCGCCATCCTGGTCGGCTCGATTGGCGGCTTCGTGATCGGTAGCGCTGTCGCCGGTGCGCTCTGGTTCGGTGCCCTGCAATCGTTGGTGTTGCCATGATCTACCAGCTCACCATCAAGCACGCGGACGGCAGCACCGAGCGCCGCACTGCCATCGGCAAGCTGGCTGCCATCGTTGACGCGCTGTACGACGCTGGCGCGCTGGGTGTGACAGCCATGGTGCGCACGTGAGCGCCATGGAGCCGGACCTGGTCGCCCAACTGCTGGCACACGAGCCGGCGCCGGCCGAGCGGGCGCTGAGCAAGATCGTCTCGCTGTTCACCGACAACGCCTTCATGAGCGGCCATGAATTGCGCGTGCTGGAAATTGCGATGGAGGGCCTGGGCGCGTCGGCAAGTGCGCGGCGCCAGGCAGTCGAGGCGGCCATCCAGCTGCGACGCGACCGGGTCATGGGCCGCTACACCGAGCAAGGAAGGGTGGGCCATGAAGCTGCGTGAAATCTTGACCATCGGCGCCCTGCTCACCCTGGTCGCGGCCACCTACGGCTACATGCAGGAAGCGGACGCCCGCGCAGCGAAGCACGAGCAGGAAATCTGGACCGGCAAGGTCGATAAGTAGCCGGCACAGCACCACGAAATTACCCGCCATCGGCGGCAACAGCGAAGTCAAAACGGAGAGTGATATGGGAAGCATGAACGAGGTCATCGACATGGAACGGCCGATCACCGGCGGCGAACTCGCGGCGCCGGCCCCGCAGCAACTGGCGGCAGCACCGCGCCAGGTGGCCACCACGGCATTCGAGCTGGTGGCGCAGGCCGCCGCACGCGGCGCCAGCATGGAGGAGTTGAAGGCTTTCATCGACCTGCAAGAGCGCCTTGAGGCAAATGAAGCGCGGAAGGCATTCACCGCAGCGATGGCCGCGTTTAAGCGTAATGCACCGTCGATCTACAAAGATAAAAATGTCTCGCACTCCGGGATTTCTTACGACCATGCCACCCTCGGGGCAGTCTGCGATGCGGTCATCGCAGAACTGGCTGAGCACGGTATTAGCCACGACTGGGATACGGACCAGCCTGACAGCGGCATGATCGTCGTCAAGTGCACCCTCACCCATCTCCTGGGTCACAGCAAGTCCACCACGCTGCAGGCGCCACCGGATAACTCCGGCAAGAAGAACGGCATCCAGCAGATCGGCAGCACCGTTACCTACTTGCAACGATACACCCTTCTCGGTGCATGCGGTTTGGCGACCAAGGACGCACAAGACAACGATGGTCGCAATTATTCCGAGCCCGAGCTGCGGCCCGCCCAGCGCTCAGCGCCGGAACCGTCGCCAGAGCTGATCGCCCAGGCCAAGGCAGCGGCATCTGCTGGCCTGGCCACATACCAGAAATTCTGGAGCGACACCGGAGCGCCGAACCGCAAGGCGTTGGCGTCGCATCACGACGGCTGGAAAGCCTCCGCGGCCACTGCTGACCAGGCGCGCGCCGCCAACTCCGAGCCGGTGGCTGGCGCCGCCAAGCCGCTGTCGGCAGACATGCAGGCGCTGCTGGCCGACCTCACTACCGACGCCGATGCCGGGACTGATTTCTTCAACGAAGTATGGGGGCGCCTCTCGCCGGCCACGCAAGACTGCTTGGTCAATGAATATCCTAAGTTGAAGGCCCGCGCCGAAGCAGTTGGAGCGGGCAAATGACCCGCTTCCCGCCCCTGTCGATCGCGGAAATTAAACAGCGTCTTGCCGTGGACTTGGAGACGGGGCGCTGCACCTGGATAGACGCCACCAAATACCACGCGCGATTGAATGGAAGAGAGGCCGGAACTCCACGGAAAAACAAGCGAGGGAAGTACTACTGGCACATCAAGATAAACGGCATCCCGTACAAACGCGCACAAATCGTGCTCATGGTGAAGACGAATCGATGGCCAGACGACATGGTCGATCACGAGGATGGCAACTCATTGAATGACAAGGCGTCAAATTTGCGCCACGCCACAGGTGCACAAAACGCCTGGAACCATAAAGCTCGCGCGAAGGATTCGCCACTACCTATGGGGGTGCGGCAGACTCGACTGGGGAGATATCAGGCCCGAATCGCCGTCAATAAAAAACAGATGTCACTGGGCGTTTTCACAACGATTGAAGAAGCAGTGACGGCATATCAAGCAGCGAGGAAGGAGCACTTTGATGATTTTGCTTAACTGCGAACAAGGCGGGGCTGAATGGCACCAGGCCCGCGCCGGCGTGATCACCGCGAGCATGTTCGTGGTGGCGCGCTCACGCACCGGTGGCCTGGATGAAAAGCAGCAGGCATACGTCACCGCGATCCGCTCCGGCATGAGCGAGGGCGCCGCCCGCGACCTGGCCGGTTACCGCGCCGCACCGAAGGCTGAATCCATTCAGCGCGCCATCGAAGGCCTGCCAGTGGGCGACTTCTCTAACGAGGCGAAGAACTACGCCTTCCGCCTGGCCATCGAACGGATCAGCGGCGAGCCACTGGACGAGAGCTTTGAGACCTACGCCATGCGACGCGGCCACGAACTGGAGCCGGCAGCGCGGCGCGAGCACGAGATTGCCAGCGGCCACATGGTGCAGCGCGCGGGCTTCGTCCTCTCCGGTGATCGCCTGTTCGGCGCTAGCGCCGACGGCCTGATCGGCAAGGACGGCGGCAGCGAATACAAATGCCTGATCTCTCCGGAGCGCCTGCAACGCATTTACATCGACGGCGACGCCAGCGAGTTCATGGACCAGGTGCAGGGCTGCATGTGGCTCACGGCGCGGAAGTGGTGGGATTTCTGTGTGTATTGCCCTGCGATGGAAATCATCGACAAGCACCTCTGGATGCGCACCTACCAGCGCGACGACGAGTACATCGACCAGATGGTCGAGGAGCTTGCCGAGTTTGAAAAATTGGTCACCCACTACGAAACAACTTTACGGATGAAGGAAGCAGCATGAACAACCACCCAGCAGAAAACGAAGCAGTTGGCGCCGTCGCAATCCAGGCTGGCACCGGCGCGCCAGCCGCCAGCCAACTGATCACCCTCGACCCGGCCAAGTACGTGGCCGAGGTGTTCAAACCCTTCAACGACAAACTGGCCGCCCTGAAGGCCGAAGCTGACGCGATCACGCCCGACGCCAGCACGACGGCCGGCATGGACGTTTGCATCAAGTACCGCGCCGCTTTCCGCGACGACGTGCGCATCGCCGGCGAGAAGGCCCGTGCCGACCGCAAGGCGCCAATCCTTCAGATCGGCAAGCTGCTCGACACAAAGTACCGCGACCTGCTTGAGGCGGTGGCGCCGTATGAGGCCAAGTTTCACAACGCTATCGAGGCTGAGAAGCAGCGCAAGGAGGAATTGAAGGCCGCCGAGAAGGCCCGCGAAGAACAAATCCGACTGCGCCTGGTTGCCATCCGCGAACTGCCACTGGGCGCTATTGGCAAGGCCTCGGCCAACATCGACGCCATGATTGCCGCACTCGATGCCGACGAGCCCGGCGAAGACTTCGGTGTGATGTTGGACGCAGCCAAGGAGGCGCACGCCGAGTCCATGGCAAAGCTGGTCACGGCACGTGATGCAGCGGTGGCGGCGGAAGAAGAAGCCGCACGCATCGCTGCCGACCGCGCCGAACTGCAAAAGATGCGTGACGAGGCCGCCGAGCGCAAGCGCCTGGCTGATATCGAAGCCGAGCGAATTGCCGCCGCACAGAAGGCCGAAGCCGATCGCCTGGCCGCGCTGGCGGCCGAGCAGCAAGCCGCCGCGCTGCGCGAGCGTGAAGCTGCTGCCGCGCGCCTCAAAGCGGAGGCCGATGCGCAGGCCGAAAAGAATCGCCTTGCCCAAGCTGAAATCGACCGCCAGCTCGCAGAGATTGCCGCAACCAAGGCCGCCGCCGAGGCTGCCCAGCGCCGCGCCGATGCCGAACGCCAGGCGGCCGAGGCAAAGGCTGCTGCCGAGCGCCAGGCCGCCGCCGACCAGGCCGAGCGCAACCGCGTGGCCGCTGAAACGAAGGCGCAAATGGAGCAGCAGGCCGCCACCCTCGCCGACCAGCGCGCCAGCCAGGCCGCAGCCGACCGCGCCGCCCAGGTCGCGCAGCCCACCCGCGAAAGCGCCCTCGCCGCCGCTAACCAGAGCCTGGCGCAGGAAAAAGCGGCCGCGCTGGCTGACCAGGGCCAGCTCACGGACCTGGCGAACGCGCAAGCCGACACCGCCGTCGCTGATGACCTGTTCTCGACCGGTGCCGCCGCCAGCGCCGGGGGCACGAGCACGCCGCCGGCGCTGCGCCTCGGCCAGATCGGCGAACGCCTCGGCATCACGCTGACGGCCGACTTCCTGACCTCGCTGGGCTTCGCGCCGGCTGCCACCGACCGCGCCGCCAAGCTTTATCACGAGATCGATTTCCCGCGCATGTGCGCGGCGCTGAGCCGCCACATCGCCGCCGTCCAGGCCAAGTTTTCCGTCTAACCCGTCCACTACCAGGAGCACATCATGAGCGCAGTCCCCTACATCACCATGCACCCCGTCACCTCGTCGCAGATCGCGGCCATCGGCCATTCTCCCGAACTGAGCGTACTGGCCATCCAGTTCCCGCCGAAGAAATCGACGGGCGTGAGCGACGTCTACCACTACCAGGGCGTTGGCGCCGAGCTGTTCGCCGAGTTCCTGGCCGCCGAGTCGCAGGGTTCGTTCTTCATCCAGCGGATCAAGAAATTCCCGGACCTGTTCCCGTACGCGAAGATTGACCCAGCCGCCCTGCCCGCCGCGCCGGCGCCGGCTGTGAAGCTGAGCAAGGAACTGCTGGCCGTGGCGCTGAACGGCCGCGAATACCCGTTCGACCTGACGAAGGAAGAAAAGGCCCAGGCCAAGGCCGCCGGCCTGATCGTGATCTTTGGCGCCAGTGACGACCTGATGGAACTGCGCGGCGCCATCGACGATGAATTCGGCTGTTACGACGGCGGCACGGCACTGATCGACGCGAAGGGCATCTTGCCCTCGCGCGCGAACATCGAGGAAGACGTCGAGCTCAAGGACTTCTTCGCCCGCGAACCGCTGGCGCGCAAGGTTGAAGCCCTGTGGGCCGCCGAGGATGACACCAGCTGGACTTACCGCACCGATGTCCCGCACGCCACCTTCGACATCATGGAAGACGGCATCGTTTATTGCCGTGGCATCGTGATCGACGTGGCCGACCTGGGCGTAGCACCGTGACCGCCGCAGCCTGCACCGAAGAGCGGTTCCTGCGCGACGTGGCACAGCACCAGATGACCGTGATCCGCGACGACGGCGTGAGTCGCCACATCCGATTCAAGAAGCCCAACAGCAGCGACATGTTCTTCGACCTGATCACCTGGCCCGGCCACCTCTGCTACACCGGCGACATGGGCACGTACGTGTTCCAGCGCTTGACGGACATGTTCGAGTTCTTCCGCACCGACCGGGCGTACAACCAGTCGCGTGGCCGGAAGCTGGGTATCAACCTGGGCTACTGGACGGAAAAGCTGATTGCGGTAGACGGCAACCGGCATGGCGGGAAGCCCAAAGCGTTCGATGAAGAAAAGTTCAAGCGGGTCGTCAACGAATACCGCGTGCAGTGGATGCGCGACGCAAAGGAAAGCAACTCGCTCGACAAGGAGGGGCGCCGGGAGCTGTGGGAAGCCGTCGAGGACGAGGTACTGGGTGCACTGGAGGAAGGCGGCGACCGGGCGCAGTATGCGGCGTACGACTTCCACTTCGGCCCGACCGCCCTGGCGAAGCGCGCCCACGGCTGGCAGTTCGACGATCTGTTCGAGCGCGACTTCACCGAATACACGCACAGCATCATTTGGTGCTGCTACGCGCTGGCCTGGGGCATCGAAAAGTACGACGCAGCCAAGCAACCGGCTGCCGAGGCGGTGCCAGCATGATCGCCGCCGGCACGCTGGTCGAGGTCGGCCAGCTCGACGACGAGGGCACACTCGGCGCGGTGGTGCAGCGCCCGAACGGTGAGCTGATCACCATCACCGGCCTGACGCTGGACGAGACGCGCGCGGTGGCGCAGCGCCTGTTCCTGTCGATGGTGATCACGATAGCTGCGGGAGCACCGCCATGACGCGCCCAAAGTTCGAGCAGCGCAAGTTGCTGCTGCGCGGCGAGGAGCAGGTGGACCGCGCCATAGCCCTGCTCCGAAATATCCCGCTGGACGCGGAGAGGCCGCTGGAGGTGCTGGTCCGCGAGGAAGTGAAGGCCCGAAAACTGGACCAGAACGCCCGCATGTGGGCCGGGCCACTCAAGGACATCGCCGAGCAGTGCTGGAGCGACCAGCGCCAGTACAGCGCCGAGATCTGGCACGAGTATTTCAAGCAGCAGTTCCTGCCGGAGGAATACGACCCGGAGTTGTGCAAGGACGAGGCTTATCGCAAGTGGGATTTCGACCCCGGCGGCCAGCCCGTCCTGGTCGGCAGCAGCACCGACCTCACGGTCAAGGGCTTCGCCCAGTACATGGAGCAGATACACGCGTTCGGCGGCCAAATGGGCGTCGAATTTCACGAAGCGCCGCCGCGCGGCTTTTGAAGGAATGATGATGTTCAAGAATTTACAGATTTACCGCTTGCCCGCGCCGTGGGCGATGACCGCCGAGGCACTGGCCGCCGCGCTGCAACCGCACGCATTCACGCCAGCCAGCAGCAACGAACTGATGCGCCAGGGCTGGTCGGCGCCGCGCCCGAACGGCGACCTGGTGCACGCCGTCAACAAGCAAATGCTCATCAAGCTCGAAACCGAGAAAAAGCTGCTGCCGTCCACCGTGGTCAACCAGGTGGCCGCCGCGCGCGCCGCCGAAATGGAAGAGGCGCAGGGTTTTGCGCCGGGCAAGAAAGCGATGAAGGAACTGAAGGAGCGCGTGGCCGATGAACTGCTGCCGCGTGCATTCGCCATCAAGTCGCAAACGTTGGTCTGGATCGATCCCGTCAACGGCTGGCTGGTAGTGGACGCGGCCAGCCCGAGTAAGGCCGACGAAGTGATCAAGCTGCTGCTCAAAGCGGTGGACAAGCTGCCGCTGGAAAGCCTGCGCGTGCAGCGCTCCCCGGTTGGCGTGATGACCGAATGGCTGCAAACCGACGAAGCGCCGGCCGGCTTCACCATCGACCAAGATGCCACGCTGCGCGCCACCGGCGAGAGCAAGGCTACCGTTCAGTGGAAGCGCCACACGCTCGAACGGGACGAGTTGCGCCGTCATTTCAAGGCCGGCAAGCAGTGCACGCGCCTGGCCATGACCTGGGACAGCAAGATCAGCTTCGTGCTCGACGAGACGCTGGCCATCAAGTCGGTCAAGGCGCTGGACGTGCTGGCCGAGGAAACGCGCGGCACCAGCCGCAACGACGACGAGCGCTTCGACGGCGACTTCATGCTGATGACCGGCGAGCTGGCGAAGATGCTGGCCGACGTGGTGGAGGCGCTGGGCGGCGAAGCGACGATGGATGCACCCGACGTGGAGAAACGCGCGGCACCGGCAGGCCCTGCCAAGGGTGATGAACCGGTGCGCAAGCAGCGCGTGGCAACCTCTCTACACGACCAGGTTAAGCAAGGCCTACGCGACCGTAGCCTTGAAGTCGTGCCGCACACCGGCGCGCCGATCGGGGACGGTAGCGCCACCGATCCGCTGTACAACCAGGCCGTGGCCGTGGTATGCACCAACCAGCGCGCATCGATCTCGCTGATCCAGCGACACCTGCGTGTGGGCTACAACCGCGCGGCGCGCTTGCTGGAAGCGATGGAAGGCTCGGTGGTCGGACCGCTGCAATCGAACGGTAACCGCGAGGTCATTGGCGTTCGACCTTAGCCGACTAGTGCATCGACAGCACCACGGGCGATGCGGTCGGTATTTTCGAACGCGTCGAAACGTGCGTCGAAAGGAGTGGCGACAGATGCACCGTGTAGCTGGACAGCGCCACGAAAGATTCGATAAGCCCCCCGCCAGTCACCAGGCTCGGCCTCGAACGTAGATATCTGGACTGTATAGCCGTGGTAATCGAAGGGTTCTTCCAGTTGCGTCTCTCGCGGATATTGCATTTTTTATCTCCCCATTTGAATGGACATATTAGCATGGCCCTACCCTACGAAAACGCCACCAGCGGCGCTAATGCGCTGGAAGAGATTGGCAAGATCCTGACGCGCTTCGGCTGCGCGCGGTTCGGCACGATGACCGACAACGAGGCCGGCGAGCTGCTGGTGCAGTTCACTCATCACGGGACGGACGTGTCGGTCCGGGCAAGCTATCGCGGCTACGCTGCGGCATGGCTGAAAGAGCACCCGCACTCGGCGCGCACGAAGGCGACGAAGGTGCAGCACGAGCGAAAGGCGGTAGAGCAGGCAAAGATCAGCGTGTGCTCGATCCTACGCGACTGGGTGAAGTCACAGATCACCATGATCGAGATCGGGGTGCTGTCGTTCGAAGGCGCTTTCCTCGGCCAGATCATGCTGGGCAGCGGCGGGTCGGTGCTCGACCACGCAATCGCGTCTGGGATCCTCAAGTTGGAAGGCGGCGCGACATGAAAGAGCGCCCTATCCTCATGAACGGCGCCATGGTGCGCGCCACGCTGGCCAGCACCAAGTCGCAGACGCGGCGGGTGATGAAGCAGCAGCCGGAATACCCGATTGTCATCGCTGGAGATCCGCATACCATGCGCTACCAGCCGGAAGGTCGCGAGGCCTTGACCTTGGCATCGCTGCTGCGCCATTGCCCGTACGGCCTGGTTGGTGACAGACTTTATGTTCGTGAAACGTGGGCCATCGCAAGCAAGGCGACCGACCTCGTGAAGGTCTATTACGCGGCCAGCGAGAAACAAAGCCACAGCGAGTTTCACGAGTACCTTCCAGTTGCGCTGGCCGATGGACTGAACCCTACGTGGCCCAAGTATCGCCCGAGCTTGCACATGCCGCGCTGGGCATCACGCATCACCCTGGAAATCACTGGCGTACGCGTCGAGCGGCTGCAGGGCATCAGCGATACCGACATCGAGGCCCAGGGCATCGACATGGCGGCGCTGGCCGAGGCGCAGGAGCGCTATGACGTGATCGCGAAGGATGGCAACGCCTCGGGCCGGCCAACCCTGCGTAGCGCCTGGCGCGATCTGTGGGAATCCACCGGTGGCGACTGGGATGCCAACCCGTGGCTGTGGGCCATTTCGTTTCGGCGGGTGACGCCGTGACCGGCCGCATCCTGATCATCGGCAGCGGCAGCGGCAATGGCCGGCATTTGGTCGCATTGCTCGCCGTCTCCGCGACATCTTTGGGCAGGGCAATTATCGCGGAAGCAAGGCAACGCGACGAAGCGGCCGCGCGCGGGCGTCTCGAGGCGGCCTTCGCCGCCCTGGAGCTCACCGCCATCGACTCGGCAGCGAAATTTCGCGACCTGGTGGAGGCACTGGCGAAGTACGAGGTTGCACCTCTCGAGCTCCCTGTGCAGCGCGCCGGCGCGCCGGCATTCGGCAGCCCGCGCCCCTACCTGAAAAAGAAGAAAGGACGGTCATGATCATCAACCGCAGCACCGCCCGCCGCGTCGCCTGCATCGGCGCCCTCAAGCTGTACGGCCTGACCCTGGCCGCCCTGCTCTGCGACTGGATGTCAAAGTGAGCGCGCGCGACAAGGTGCCGGCGCCCACGGCGCAGGACGAAGCCGATAAGCACGACCTGCGCATCCACCGCGCCATGCAGCGCGCTCTGCCGGTGATGCACGCCGGCCTCAAGCAGTTCATCGCCGGCTTCTGCCACCACAGCGGCGATGCGGAAATGGTGGTCTACCTCAAAGGCAGAGCCGAACCGGTGCGGCCGTGTGACATAACGATATTGGAGCAACCTACATGATTGACCTCGATAAACTTGAAGCGCTGGCGCGCGCGGCGACGCCTGGCCCATGGGAAGTGCAGGTGGACGATCGCCCACATCATCGCGGCGGTGCGCACATCGAACGCCGCATACGGACGAGCTGGGAACATGGCCAGCTTAAGGCGCCCTATCCGGTCATCACCACGTCCGTGGGAATTGGCGCTGTCGCCGGCGGCCCTGCGCATTACATGGTGAGCCTCGGCGAGAACGATGCGGCGCACATCGCGGCCACCAACCCAACCGCCGTGCTCGAGCTGATCGCCCTCGCGCGCCAGGCAGACGGCGCCGAGACCGTCGCCATTCCGCTGGTGAGCGGCGAGGAACTGCTGGCGCGCACGCAGCCGCTACCGAAATGGATCGACGACATGAAAGGCAGCGGCCCGACCACGGACAGCCTGATCGAGTACATCGAGCAGCTGCGCGCCGCCCAGCCAGTGCAGCAGCCTGCGCCAGCGGCTGAGCCGCACTACGAAGCCGGGCGCAAGCAGGGGCGTGCCGAGGCGTTGGCCATCCTGATGCAACTTGACCCGGAAGGCGGTATCGACAAGTACACCGGATGGAGTACCCCTGTTGGCCCCGAGGATGAAGGTGCCGCCTATTGGGAAGAAGATAAGCTGCGCGAGTTGTTCGCCGCCGACGGCGCGCTGGCCGACATGATGGATCGCGCAGAGGCGGAATATTGGAAGTATCTCGGCATGCAGGACGAAGCCGAGCGCGCAAAAAACTTTGCGGCCAACATGCACAACAGCGGCAAGGTACGAGAAGTTTTGTCGAGGGCTGGCGAGTTCGACCTGATGGGGCATCTCTGTACCACGCCCCCCGTGCAGCCCTTCCAGCAGCGCGTGCAGCCGTGGATGATGGCGTGCTTCGGCGCCGAGATTTCCGCCGACACGAAGGAGCGCAATCACCGATTCTTCGAAGAATCCACCGAACTGGTGCAGGCCGGCGGCATGACGGCCAGCGAGGCGCAACAGTTGGTGGACTATGTGTATGGCCGGCCAGTCGGCGACCCGGCGCAGGAAGTCGGCGGCGTCATGGTCACGCTGGCGGCGCTGTGCCTTGCCAATGGCTTGGACATGCACCAGGCCGCCGAGGTCGAGCTGGCGCGCATCTGGACGAAGGTGGAAGCGATCCGCGCCAAGCAGGCTGCGAAGCCGAAGTACTCGCCACTGCCAGCGCCGTCAAATGCAGGGGCGCCAATCGAGGCCGCCCTGGCCGCGTTCTGTGATCAAGAAGGGTATCCCAGCGACGGGCCGATGGACGGTGTGCTGCGGAAGGCATTCGCTGCTGGCGCCAGCTTCGCATTCGACTGGAAGGGCGGTGCATGATGGATGCCATGCGCAGCGCCGGCGCCAAGCTGGCCAACCTGGCATACAACCTGGCGCAAAGCGACGCCCTGCCGGAGGACGTGCGCGCCAGCCTCGACGATTGCCGCAAGGAATGGGATGCGGCCGTGCGCGCGGTGCCGGCACCGGCCCAGGTACTGGCTCCGGCCAAGCCGATGTCAGCATGCTGGTGCGTCACCTGCCGCCCGGTGACGCTGCTCGACTCGCGCATGGTGCTGTGCCCCACGTGCGGCAACAAACGCTGCCCGCGCGCGAACAATCACCGGCACGACTGCACGGGCAGCAATGAGCCTGGCCAACTCGGCAGTGCGTACCCGGCCACCGCATTCAAACAGGAGACGCCGCCGTGAAATTTGACGAAAACGAACTGGCCCGCATTGCGGAGTTGGTGGCCAGCAAAAACAAAAGCCCGATGGGCGAGCTTAATCGACAACAGATTTGCACTGCGCTTGGCGTGAGCGAATCTACGATCCGGCGGCTTGAACAACAGGGAATGCCGTACACGCCGGTCGGGCTGCGCTCAAAGCGCTACGACCTGGCAGAATGCAAGCAGTGGTTAAAGGAAAATCAAGTATGTCAATCTGGAAAGATAAAAAGGGTAAGCTCCACGTCGGAATCATGGTCGATGGCAAAAGAATTCACCGAGAGTTGCCGGAAGGTTCAACTGCGAGTGATGCCAAGCTAGTCGAGGCCGAGCTACGGGCAGCCGTGGCGCGTGCTCCGAAGCAAAAGCAGGTGCAGGTGCCAGGCGACCCGCCGATGGCCGCAATCCTTGCGATCTTCGTGGAGCATTCGGCCGCGCTACGCAGTGCAGACACGGCCAAGCACCACGCCAAGCGACTCGGCGCATGGGCAGAGAAATACAAGGCCAGCCAGGCGCAAGAGTTTGCGGACCACGTGATCCGCGACATGAGCAAGCTGATACCTGATCGCAAAACGGGCAAGATGAAGCCGGCGTACGCGCCCGCCACCATCAACCGCTCCCTGGCCTGCGCCAAGAAAGGGCTGCATCTGGCATGGCGCCAGCGCTTGATCCCTGAAAACTACGGCCTCCGCATCGAGTCGGTCGCGGTGAACAACAAGCGCGAAGTGTTCCTCACTGTCGAGCAGGTGAAGAAACTCGCCTCGTTCTGCACGCCCATCGCACAGGCGGCAATTTGGGCCGCGTTGCTGACCGGCGCGCGGCGCGGCGAACTGTTCAAGATCGAGAGCCAGCACATCGGACGCGACGCGATCACTTTCCCGGCCAGCAATACGAAGACATTGCGCATGCGGGTGATTCCGATCATCCCGGCGCTACGGCCGTGGCTGAAATACTTTCCGCTGGAGATGACGCTGTACGGCGTGCAGTCGTCGTGGCGCCGAGCGCGCGTGAAAGCAGGTATGCCGCATGTGAACTTCCACGACCTACGCCATTCGTGCGCCAGCATCATGCTGGGCCTGGGTGTGGACCTGTACACGATCAGCAAGATCCTCGGCCACGCCAATGTGCAGACTACCCAACGTTACGCTCACCTGCAGGTCGATGCGCAGCGCCTGGCACTGGATAAGCTGTCGCAACTGGTGGCGATTTCAGGCAAATAA